GGTTATAACGATGATTTAGTTATAGCATTTGGTACAGTAATGTACATTAGAGACACAGCCCTTAAATTTAGACAAAGGGGAATAGATATTACAAAACAGTCAATAAACAATATGTCTGTTACTAGAACACCATATCAGGGGAGTTATGGTATTAATCAAAAAGTAAAGAATCCATACGAGATCGACACCCCAGATGGAAAAGAAAATATTAATTGGTTATTATGACCATATTTATAACAATAATTACATACTAGATGGCAGATACAAGTGTATTTACAAGATTAAGGAGATTATTTTCTACAGATGTAGTAATAAGAAACGTTGGTGGTGACCAAGTCAAAACTATAGATTCGGGTCATATCCAATCTAGCGGTGAGTACGAAACTAATGCGTTAGTAGATAGATTTAATAAAGTCTATTCTTCAGCCCCTACCTCGTTATATGGGGCACAATTTAACTTAAATTACCAATATTTAAGAACACAATTATATTCAGAATATGATGTAATGGACCAAGATGCTATTATTGCTTCTTCCTTAGATATTATAGCAGATGAATCAACTCTTAAGAATGATATGGGGGAAGTACTCCAAATTAGAAGTTCTAATGAGGATGTACAAAAAATACTTTATAATTTATTTTATGACGTATTAAATGTAGAATTTAACTTATGGATGTGGGTTAGACAAATGTGTAAGTATGGTGATTTTTTCCTAAAATTAGAAATAGCAGAAAAATTTGGTGTTTATAATGTAATCCCATATACTGCATACCATATTGAAAGAATTGAGGGATATAATCCTGAAAACCCTGCTGAAGTAAAGTTTAAATGGAATCCTGAAGGTTTTTCTGGTGGTTCTTCTAGTGGTTATTATAATGTAGCGGGAGCTAATGGAGCAAATGATGATAGGGGTGGAATTACATATGACAATTATGAAATGGCTCACTTTAGAATGGTAGGTGATGTTAATTATTTGCCTTATGGTAGGTCATATATTGAACCTGCTAGAAAACTATTTAAACAGTATACGTTAATGGAAGATGCGATGTTAATTCATAGAATTGCTCGTGCTCCTGAAAAAAGAGTATTTTATGTAAATGTTGGTGCAATTCCACCTAATGAAGTAGAAGCATTTATGCAGCAAACTATTTCAAACATGAAACGTACCCCAATGATGGATGAAAAAACAGGTGATTATAACCTAAAGTATAATATGCAAAATATGCTTGAAGATTTTTACATCCCAGTTCGTGGAAATGATAGTGCAACAAAAATTGATACTACACCCGGGCTACAATATGATGGTATTGCCGATGTTGAATATTTAAGAGAAAAATTATTTGCTGCTTTAAAGGTACCTAAGGCATTTATGGGGTATGATGAAAATACTGAGGGTAAAGCAACATTAGCGGCCCAAGATATTAGATTTGCACGTACCATTGATAGAATACAAAGAATATTATTATCTGAATTACAAAAAATAGCATTAGTTCATTTATATACCCAAGGATATAGAGATGAATCTTTAACTAATTTTGAATTATCAATGACAACTCCTTCCATCATTTATGATCAGGAAAGAATTGAATTGTTAAAGTCTAAGTCTGAATTAGCAGGTACATTGTTAGAACAAGGTTTAGTACCATCTGATTGGATTTACCACAATGTTTATCACTTTAGTGAAGACCAATATGATGAATACAGAGATATGGTTCGAGAAGATTCAAAACGTAAATTCAGAAATGCTCAAATTGAGGCAGAGGGTAATGACCCTATATCATCTGGTAAATCATATGGTACACCTCACGATTTAGCATCTTTATATGGTAAAGGCAGAACTATGTCTGACCCAGGTAATGTGCCAGATGGTTATGGTGATGACTTAAAATTAGGAAGACCAAAAGATGGTATTACTAACAGGGGTAAACAAGAAAATAATTTTGGTAAAGACCCATTAGGAGTTAAACGTATGAAGGATACGGATAAAAACGATGGAAAAAACAGACCAAGGCTTTCTGAATTTGAAGACCCTAAGATTACATTTTTAAAGAATAAAGATATCTTTAATAAAATTAATGAAAAAAAGTTAATTTTTGAACAAGATAAAGATACTTCTTCTTTACTTGATGAATCTCAACTAAAATCCTAATATTTATAAATAAATATATTTTTGATGAAAATTAAACACTCAAAGTATAAAAACACCGGTATACTATTTGAACTGCTAGTCAGACAAATTACTGCGGACACTCTTTCAGGAAATGAATCTGCTGCTATCGACATTTTAAGAAAATATTTTGTTAAAACAGAATTAGGCCGTGAATATAAATTATATGAGTCCATTAGCAAATCTTCAGTATTAAGTGAAGCAAAAGCGGGTTTATATATATCTACTACTTTAGATAGTTCAAAGCATTTTAATAGGGGCATACTTAAGAAACAAAAGTATAACTTAATTAACGAAATTAAAGAACAATATGACCTAAATGATTTTTTTGGTGCTAAAATCAAAAATTATAAGGAAATAGCGGCTTTATATACTTTAATAGAAGGAACCAATACTAAGGGTTTAGTAGATAATAAACAGTTAATTGATAATAAAATTACACTCTTAGAATTCTTAACTAGATCTAAAATTAACCAATCTAAGAAAGATCAACTACTTGAAGAATATTCAGGATATGATAAAGATATAAGAACATTAACTTATAAAATCTTACTGGAAAAATTTAATGATAAGTATAGTATACTAAGCGATGAACAGAAACAAGTACTTAAAGAATTTATATATTCAGTAGATTCTACACCAGGTTTAAGAAAATTTTATAATGATAAAATTAAAGAACTAAAGGAGATTTTAAACGTTGAATCTACGAATGTTAAAGATAAAGCAACACAGGTTAAAATTACTGAAGTAGCTAAATTTTTAGTAGAATTAAATAAAAGTGATAAAGTAGGTAATGATAATTTAGTTGATTTACTACAATATTACGAACTAGTTAAAGAAATCAAAAATACTAATGGGGTACAAATATAAAGTTAAGGAAATAGAGATAGGAGATACAAAAGTTACTAGAGGTGTTAAATCTGTAGTTACAGATAAAGACCCTAATACTGGTGCTATATCTTGGTCTATAGATTATGTTCCAAATTTATCTAAATTAGTTGAAGATGTTGATGAATTAACAAAAACAGCAAAAGGTGTATATCAAAAAGCAAAAGATGATAAAAAGTTTTTAGATATATATGAACAAGCTAGATCTTTAAGGAATACCATTAGAACTCACATTAGAAACAACTACCCAGAGGAATATAAAAAAGCAATGAATGAAGAAGATGTTGATGAAATGTCTACATCAGGGGGTGCTGGCGCTTATAACACACCATATGCATTTAGAAAAAAAGGTTCTAAACCTAATATTAAGGCATATAAAGAATTAGGATATAAAGAAGTAGAAGAATCTGCTGAACAACCTGGTGAAGATTTAGGCCCAGGTCCTAAAGCAACCGAAGATGGGGTAGCAGATAATGCATACGTAAAACAATTTAAATATAAATTAGTCCCTAAAAATAATGGTACATATGTACAAAAAGGTTCGGGTCTTGAAGTAAAGAAATTATTTTAATATGTATAATTATAAGGTAGTTAAGGAAGAAGAAAGTAAGGCAGAAAAGTTCCAACAGGAACGTATTAATGCCTTTTCTGAAATTGAAAATGAACTACAGTCTTTAATTAAACCACTAAGACAAGCAAAAATTGAAACAATAAAAGTATATAGACAACAACCAGATACTTTTGCAGTAATAAAACCAACAGACATAATTAAAGATTACATCAAGGACATTAAAACACTATTAGAAAAATAATATGAAAACACTACAAGAACAATACAACCAAATCCAAAAAGGTGAGGGTCGTAAAGATTTATTTTTAAAAGAAGCTAAACAAAAATATCCAAATTTTATTAGCAATTTAACTTCGTTTAAAGATGCTGAAAATATTTTAAAAAGTAAAAGTGTAATTAATGAAGAATTAGGGGGCGTAGTAACTCTAAAACCTTTAGTTCAATTAACTTCAGATGATTTTAACCCAAACAAACAAGCTTGGGAAAGTAAATATGAAGCTTTTGTTAATGAAGAAAAAGCTAAAGCATTAAAGCCTATTATTGATAATGATATTGATGAAAAAATCAATACTGAAAAAGAAGATGAAAAGGTTAAAGCAGAAGAAAAAAAGGTATCTAAGGGTGTAGAAAATATTGATAAACGTAATTATGATTATTCACCAAAAGAAGATAATATTAATAATGTTAATGCCCAGGAAATGATGAACGGTGTTTATTATGAACTTAAAGAAGATCCTAGCATATCATTAGAAGAAGCACAAGAAAAAGTAATTAAAAACCTAGCTAAAGACGAATTACATTACGTAAAAGAAGGTCAATTTGGTGTAGGTATAGGATATACAGAACAAAAAGTTGAAGAAAATTCTGGCAAAACTTATGGTGGTAGCGGGTATAGTGATAAATTAAAATCTACTGATGCTAAAATGAAACCAGTTAAAGAAAATAAACTTTATAAGTTAGTTAAAGAATCATTGGGGGGAGTTGTTACAACAGGAAACCCTAATTCGTATGCGGCCCAATCAGGGAGAATGATTAGACAAATGATGGCTGAAGATGGATTCCAACCTGATCAAGCAGGATCCCAATACCATTCATCCTTATATGCGGAAAATGAGGTTGAAGAGGCAAGAGATAAAGCTATTGAAGCATCTCAAGAAAAAGCAGGCATGTCAGAAGAAGCAAGACCTGACTACCCAGATGTAGATGGTGATGGTGATACTAAAGAACCAATGGCAAAAGCTGTTAAAGATAAAAAGAAAATGAAAAAAGAAAGTATAGATTCTAAATTAGCCGAAATAGGAAAAGAAGCAGAAGCTGTCAAGTTAGAAGCTCAACTAAACTACTTACACGACCATATTCAAGAAAAATTAGATAGAGTTAGTTCAATACAAGAAGATGAAAATCTTAGTGAATTAATTGATAAATCTAAAATGAAACAAATGCAGAGAGAAATCAAAGATTTGGAAAGAAGAAAAGTAAAAATGGAAAGAATCTACGAAAAATCTTGTGGTAAATCTTACCAAAGAACAGAAATGGTGGATGAGGTAGAAATCGAAGAAACTAATTCAGAAAATGAATAAAAAACTTATAATAGAAACCCACACATTACAACTATCTCCTACTTCATTAACCGAAAGTGTTAATAAGAGTAATGGAAATATGGTTGTTGAGGGGATATTAGCTACTTGCGAAGTAAAAAATGGTAATGGTAGGTATTATTCTAAAGAATTATGGGAAAGAGAAATGGATAGATACTCAGAATTAATTGAACAGAGACGTTCAATGGGGGAACTAGACCACCCGGAATCCCAAGTTATTAACTTACAAAATGTATCTCATTTAATATCAGAATACAGATGGGATGGGGATAATATTATAGGTAAGATTGAAGTACTACCAACACCCGCAGGTGATATACTAAAAGCACTTGTTGGTAATGGGGTTACAGTAGGAGTATCATCTCGTGGTATGGGTTCATTACAAGAAAGAAATGGTGTAATGGAAGTGCAAGACGATTTTGAATTACTATGTTGGGACTTTGTTTCAACCCCCTCAAACCCCGGTTCATATATGCATATGATCAAGGAAGGAAAAGAAACCATTGCTTACGATTATACAAAAGTTAATAATATTATACATGAAATCCTTTGTTCAAAAGGTTCATGTCCTATAACATAAATAGAATTTTCTTCGGACGCTACCGATGGATTAAAAACATTAGACGCCTTTTTGGCGTCTTTTGTATTTTCAATAAATACCCATATACGTATAACTGTAATACATCATGAACATTCTTATATGATGTCGAATAAATAATATTTCTATTACGCTTCATGAATAAGCGTATTTCACAAACTAAATTTTGGGATTATGACAAACAACAGAGATTTGTTAACCGAAGCCATTGCCGATGCTAAAGCTGTCAAAGACACTGCTATCGCTAATGCAAAACTTGCCCTTGAGGAAGCTTTTACTCCTTACCTAAAAAATCAACTATCTGCTAAATTAGAGGAGATGGATAAAAAAGATGATGAGGTAAAAGAAGCAAAAGATGAAGACAAGGACGAAGTCAAAGAATTTGACGCTGCAAGCTTTGAAAGAAAAAATTCACCAGCAGGTGATTCTTTAAAACTAGCACCTAAAAAAGTAGGAACATCTACTGTACAGGAAGAAGAAGAAAAAGAATTATCAGAGGATGAAGTTAATCTAGATGAGTTATTAGCTGAATTAGAATTAGACGAGGATGCAAGAACTGACGCTGAAGAAGAAGGCTATGAGGACGGTATGAAAGATGAAAAAGAGGACGAAGATGACAAAATAGAGGACGAAGAAATCGACCTTGAAGATATGTCAGAAGACGACCTTAAAGGTTTCATCGAAGATGTCATTAAAGACATGGTTACAGCTGGAGAAATCGAGCCGGGTGACGAATTCGCAGAAGACGAAGTTGATGTTGAAGTTGAAGACGTTGAAGACGTTGAAGATGTAGATGTTGATATCGAAATCGACGAAGCTAAACAAGAAGAATTAGACGAGAAAATGACTAAAAAAGAAAAAGCCGAAGGTGATGATCGTAAAAAAGACGACAAAATCGAAGCTGAAACTGAAAAAATGAGATTTAAAGAAGCATTAGATGAAATCGAAGCTCTTAAAGTTGAATTACAAGAAGTTAATCTTTTGAACGCTAAATTACTTTATACTAATAAAATCTTTAAAGCAAAAAACTTAACCGAGAGTAAAAAAGTTAAGGTATTAAAAGCATTTGACAAAGCGATTAATGTAGGTCAAGCAAAAGCTATTTTTGAAACATTAAATGAAGGAATTGTAAATACAATTACAAATTCAACAATTAGTGAATCAGTTAGAAAAGGTGCTGCTTCAAAAGCTAGTGGTTTAGAACCAAAGGCGAAAAAACAACCTATTATCGAGTCAAATGATGTTTATAACCGTATGCAAAAACTCGCAGGTTTAATTTAAATTATTAAAAATAACAATTAAAAAACTTAAACATGAGCTTAAATTCATTATTAGAAAGCGCAAACCCTTATCAGTCTATGCAGTCTGATGCGGCTAGATTATCTAGCAAATGGGAAAAAACAGGCCTTTTAGAAGGTCTAGGTGGTTCCCACAAAAATAACATGGGTATTATCCTTGAAAACCAAGCTAAACAACTTGTAGTAGAATCATCTCAAACAAGTGGTGGAGTAGCAAACGGTGGTTCATTTCAATCACAAACTGCAGTAAATGTAGGTGGTCAATGGGCAGGAGTTGCTTTACCATTGGTAAGAAAAGTATTTGGTCAAATCGCAGCGAAAGAATTCGTTAGTGTTCAACCAATGAACTTACCTTCAGGTCTAGTATTTTTCTTAGATTTCCAATACGGAAGTGATCACACACCTTTCGCAAAAGGAAGTTCTTTATACGGAGACGGAACTACAGCAACAGCTCCATTTGGTAACACAAATGCAGGTGGACTTTACGGTGCAGGTCGTTTCGGGTATTCAATTAACAATACACAATCAATCGTAGCTGATCAATCCTCTCCTTTAGCAGCAGCTACATGGGCAGATTTTAACTATGATTCTGATTATTCTCAATCAGCTGTAGATGGTGATTACTGGAAAATATTAGTAGCAACTGCTGATGTAAAGTATGCTGATTTAGAAGGAGTTGCAGGATTCCAATTATTTTCAGGTTCAGAAGCAGGATCAGTATCTGGTGCAGCTGCAGGAGTACAAGTTTCAGCATTTACCAAGTATAAAGGTGGTTCAACTATAGAATTTATAGTAGCAAAAGCTGACGTAGTAGGTGCAGGACCAGTTGCATTCGCAGCAGGTGACAACGTAACAATTGTATACCAAATCCAACCACAAGATAACCTAAGAGGTGATTTTGAAGATGGAAATCCAAACCCAAACAGTTTAAACGCGCCAGCAATTTCAATTCCAGAAATCAACGTAGAGATGAAATCATCTGCAATCGTTGCTAAAACTAGAAAATTGAAAGCAGTATGGACACCAGAATTTGCACAGGATTTAAATGCATACCATGCATTAGATGCTGAAGCTGAATTGACTTCAATCTTAAGTGAGTACATTTCATTAGAAATTGACTTAGAGATCTTAAGTATGTTGATCGAAAACGCTGCTGCTGGAAATGAAATATGGTCTGCAGTTAACAACAGATCAATTACTGAAGCAGGTGGTATTCAAGCATCTTTAGGATTTTACAATTCTCAAGGACAATGGTTCCAAACTTTAGGAACTAAAATCCAAAAGTTAAGTAATATCATTCACCAGAAAACATTAAGAGGTGGTGCAAACTTCCTAGTATGTTCTCCGGCTGTAGGAACTATCCTAGAATCAATTCCAGGATTTGCTGCTGATACTGATGGCGATGCTGCTAAAGCAACATATGCATTTGGTGTACAAAAAGTAGGTCAATTAAACGGACGTTACAAAGTATACAAAAACCCATACATGACTGAAAACACAATCCTATTAGGATTCAGAGGTTCTCAGTTCTTGGAAACGGGTGCTGTATTTGCTCCATACATTCCATTAATTATGACTCCATTAGTATACGATCCAAATACCTTCACACCACGTAAAGGTCTATTGACTCGTTATGCTAAGAAAATGGTAAGACCAGAATTTTATGGTACTATCCAAGTAAACGGATTAAACTCTCTATAACAGAGAATTAATTTTTACTTAATAATTAAACCCGGCTTAGGCCGGGTTTTTTTATCTTCTTCATATTTATAATGGAACAATAAAGTTATCAAAACCATGGCGAGTAAATCACATACTGACGAAGTTTATCGTACAAAAAGAATCCCCAAAAATCCTATTAAGTTTAAATTACAATTAAATGAAGAGCAAAAATTAGCGAAAAAAGTTATTTTAGATAATACAATAACACTATTAGCAGGAAGTGCAGGTAGTGGAAAAACATTATTAGCATGTAATGTAGCATTAGATGGTTTATTTAGAAAACAATATGATAAAATTATTATTACTAGGCCTACAGTATCTAAAGAAGAAATAGGGTTTTTACCTGGTGATTTAAGAGAAAAAATGGATCCTTGGGTTCAACCTATTTACCAAAATTTCTTTGCATTATATGATAAAGTAAAAGTTGAAAAAATGATTGAAGATGGTAAAATAGAAATTGTGCCTGTATCTTTTATGAGAGGTAGAACATTTTTAGATTCCCTTATTATAGTAGATGAAGCACAAAATGTTACTCATGAACAAATGGAGATGATTACATCTCGTATTGGTTTAAGAAGTAAAATGGTAGTATGTGGTGATTCACATCAAACAGACTTAAAGAAAAAATCAGATTCTGGTTTTAAATTCTTGTATGCTGCCTCAAGAAAAATTAAAAACTTAGCCGGTGTTACTTTGACAACTAACCATAGAAATGAAATAGTTGAAGATTTAATAGAATATTATAATACCGCAATTGACAAGGGGATATCATTAGTTACATCTGGGTCTACTTTAAGATCTAAATAGTAACACTCTTTTTCATATTTATAACTAAAATACACACATATTAAATTAAATACATTAAAATATGAATATACCTATTTGGACAGGGGTTAGTACTTTTGCAGCAGGGCAAACACCTTTTGGGTTTTATGATGGTGATACTGATTTTGCAGGGGACGCTAACAAAGTAGCAAATTTTTGTGCTCAAAGACTAGGTTTCCCTTTGGTAGATGTTGAACTCCAATCTGGTTCATTTTTTACTGCTTTTGAGGAAGCAACTACCACATATGGTAATGAGATATACGCATATAAAATACGAGATAATCAATTATCTCTAGAGGGATTACCAACGGCATCAAACTTAAACACAGCGCTTATAACACCGAGTTTTGAACCAATAGTTAGACTATCAGAACAATATGGTGAAGAAGCAGGTTCAGGAGGTAATGTAAATTATTATTCAGGTTCTTTTGCTCTAACATCTAGTCAACAAAATTATTCTTTCCAGACATTTATGACAGCTAGTGGTTATACCGGTTCTGAATACATGCATGGTATTGAAATTAAAAGGGTATTTTATCAAGAACCATACCCAGCATCTGCAAGATTTTTAGACCCCTATAATGGGTTCGGATTTGGTGGTGTAGCAGCAGCTGGAGTAATGGGAATGGGAGGATTCGGTGGAGGAGGTGGATACTTAATGTCTCCATTAAATTATGAAGTCGCAGTTATCCAACAAATTGAAATGGCGGAAACTATCCGAAGAAATAATTACTCATTTGAAATTAGAGGGGACAATTTAAAAATATTCCCAATACCTAATTTTAGTATTTTTGGTGTTGACCAATCTCCCAAATTATGGTTTGAGTATATATTAAGAGACGAAAGAATAAATAACGGGGTACAACAGTCCCCAGGGAATGTAACAAATGTTTCTAATGCACCATATGGTAACCCTAATTATAACCAAATAAATAGTGTTGGAAGACAGTGGATTTTTGAATACACTTTAGCTTTATCAAAAGAAATGTTAGGGTATGTTAGAGGTAAATATGGTACTATTCCAATCCCAAATGCAGATGTAACATTAAACCAATCAGATTTAATAGCAGCAGCTACAGCAGAAAAAACTGCATTAATAGAAAGATTAAGAACATATTTAGATGAAACCTCTAGAATGGCCTCATTAGAAAGAAGAGCTAAAGAAGGAGATTCAAAAATGTTGGAATTACAGAAAGTTCCATATACAATTTTTATAGGATAATATGGCAATGTACACTAAAGTTAGAGATGTTTCTCTAATGCGAAAGTTTAATAGAGAATTGATGGGTAATATTATTACTCAACAATGCGCCTTATATCAATTTAAATTAGAAGAAACTAAAGTAAATATCTACGGCGAAGCCGCTGAAGAAAAATATTATGATGGCCCTTTTTTATTCAATATATTAATTGATAGAGGAGACCAACAATATGCTGAAAATATAGAAGGGGTACAATTTGAACAAGGTATAAATTTCTATTTCTTTAGAGATGATTTAGTAGATGCCGATGTAGTACCTAGAGTAGGAGATATTATTTTATACGAAACAGCCTATTATGGTGTACAAAGTACAATTGCTAACCAATATTGGGGAGGCAAAAACCCATCTTACCCTAATAATGATTCAGACGGTACTCCTAACCCATTAAATCCAAATTTAGATTTATACGGTAACAATGTATCTATATTATGCTCAACTTATTACATCCCAGCTGATAAAGTTGCGATATCACCTTATATAGAAAGAATGTAATGGCAAAACCAAGAAAACCAATACCAAAATCTCAATTAACACTAAGTAATTCAAAACAAAGTGCATTTGAGGGAATAGAAGATAGAGGAGAAGTAGGCAACCCAAATAACGCCATTTCTCCCCCAAACCCTAATTATACTGAAACTGGGATTGACTTTAATAGGTCTAATAACATGAGTTTAAAGGGGGATAGTTCAAAACAATATGCTATTGGTTTAAAGGATATTGATGAAGCGATTTTTTATTATTTTCAAAATAAAATTAAACCTTTTGTTTACCAAAATGGAATAAAAAGAGATGTACCTGTAATATATGGTGCTCCTGAGAGGTGGAAATCATTCCAACGTGATGGGTATTATAGAGACAAAAAAGGTGCAATTATGTTACCTATTATTGTAATTAAAAGGGATTCATTATCTAAAGATAGAACAGTAGCAAATAAACTAGATGCTAACCAACCCAATTTATATGGTAAGTGGTCTAAACAATACAGCCCAAAAAACTTTTATAGTAACTTTGGAACTTTAAATAATAGAAAACCAATTGAAAAATTTCATGTAGTAGCACAACCTGACTACGTAACGTTAGAATATAGTTGTTTAATTCAAACTTACTATATGGAACAATTAAATAAAGTAATAGAAGCGTGTGAATATGCCTCTGATGCTTATTGGGGTATGCCTGAAAGGTTTCAATTTAGAGCCTTTATAGATAGTTTTACAACCGCAACTGAATTAACTCAAGGTAAAGATAGATTAGTAACCGGTACTTTTAATATTAGATTAAGGGGGTACATACTACCGGATACAATCCAAAAAGAATTAAATGCAACTAAAATATATAATTCAAAAGCTAAAATAACTATTAACACCGAAGCAGTATCAGATATAAATGGTATAGAAATTATTTCTAACCCTACTGAAGACGGAAGAAAAAGAACGTAATTTTTAACCCACTTATATATATTTATAATTAAACAAAAAATATATTATGAGCATTAAAAAGTTATCAGAAAAAGAGTTACAAACACTTCAAGATTACCAAACTAGAAATAATGAAATAGTAGGTGGGTTAGGTGCAACAGAATTAAGAATAGATGCCTTAAAAAAACAAAAGAAATTACTATTAGAAGAATTTGATAAATTACAAAAAGATCAAGTAGATACTGGTAGTCAACTACAAGAAAAATATGGTGAAGGTAATATAGACCTAGAAAAAGGAGAATTTACTTCAATAGGTTAATATTTCGAAATATTTTCTAATATTTATAATAAAACAATACTAATAAATTAATAAACAATGGCAGAGCAAACTCTTTTATCTCCAGGTGTCTTAGCAAGGGAAAACGACCAATCTTTTATTGGTGCTAGACCTGTAACTTATGGTGCAGCTATTATTGGACCCGCTACTAAAGGACCAGTTGGAATACCAACTGCAGTTTCTACTTTTTCTCAATATGAAGCAATATTTGGAAGTACAGTAGAAAGTGGATCTCAATTTTATACTTACTTAAATTCTATATCCGCAAGAAATTATTTTGCCCAAGGTGGTGAATCATTATTAATGACTCGTGTAGTTTCTGGAAGCTTCGATGGCGCTTCTTCTTCTATCCCTAGTTCAATAACTGAAGGTAAATTAGTAACAGGAGTTGATGCATTATTATCATCAGTTAATGTATCCCCAGTAATAAACATAACAGGTTCTACGGGTGGAACAGTAAATAACGTACCAGTAGAGGGTGGAAATGGTAATTCAGCAATTGCCTCAATTGAAATAGCGGCACAAGATATAGACGCAACAGTGTCAACAATCACATCTATTACTATAACAACAGAGGGTATTGCTTATATAGCAGGTGATGTTATTAACTTCACATCAGAATCTTTAGGTGCTACAAAACCAAATGGTGCAGATCTTACAGTTACATTAACAGAGTCAGATCTTCAAAATACAAGTGCATTTACTATTAAAACTATTTCTGAGGGTGTTAATATGAACAATTCCCAAGTAGTAGACGGAGCAAATGGAACTTTAACTAATGGTACAAATGATAACATTAGATGGGAAGTAGCTTCAGTAAACACAGCCTCGGGACAATTTTCATTATTAGTTAGAAGAGGAAATGATACTTCAACATCAAAGACAGTATTAGAAACATATAACAATTTATCATTAGATCCAACTGCCCCAAATTATATTTCGAATGTAATTGGAGATACTTATTATGAAGTAGCACAAGATGGAACTGATTACTTTGTTAAAACATTAGGTAATTACCCACAAAGAAGTGCTTACATATATGTAGAAAATGTTAACAAACCAACCCCTCAATATTTCGATAATAATGGTCAAGCAAAAAGTGAATTTACATCTAGCTTACCTAATATAGTAGTAAATGGAGGTTCAGGATCATTTTCAGGAGCTACTGGAGATAATGTTACAGCAACAAATTCCCCAGTTAAATTTAATGAAAATATTACGACAGGTAATATACAAGGTTTAATAATGGATAATTATACACAATCCATTAACTTACTAAGCAATTCTGATGATTATCAATTTAATGTAATCACAGCACCTGGTTTAAACTCTCAACTACATTCAAATACTGTTACAAGATTAGTAACACTTGCACAAGGTAGAACAGATTGTATAGCAGTAATCGATGTCGCAGCGTATAACTCGCAAATCAACGCAGTTACAACAGAAGCAACAAAATATGATAGCTCATATGCAGCAACTTATTGGCCGTGGTTACAAACGGTAGATGCCGGAACCGGACAAACAGTTTGGGCACCAGCTTCAACATATATTCCTGCAGTTTATGCATTTACAGATGCTTCTTCAGATCCATGGTTTGCACCAGCAGGTCTAATTAGAGGAGCTTTAGGAAGTGTAGTAAGAGCAGAAAGAAAATTAACATCTGGAAACAGAGATACATTATATGAAGCAAATGTAAACCCAATTGCAACATTCCCAGGAAGTGGAGTTGTAGTATTTGGACAGAAAACTTTACAGAAAAGAGCAAGTGCTTTAGATAGAGTAAATGTACGTAGATTGTTAATTGCACTTAAAGGATATATCTCTCAAGTATCAGATAACTTAGTATTCGAACAAAACACAAATGCAACAAGAAATAATTTCTTAGCAAATGTAAACCCATACTTAGAATCAGTACAACAAAGACAGGGATTATATGCTTTTAAAGTAGTAATGGATGCTACTAATAACACACCAGATGTAATAGATAGAAATGAGCTAGTAGGTCAGATTTACTTACAACCAACTAAAACAGCTGAATTCGTAATTCTAGATTTCAATGTTTTACCAACTGGAGCAACATTTCCTGAATAAAAACAAAAAACTAGAATATTTATAATAAAAATATATAACAATGGCAGTATTAGACCCGAACGAAATATTTTATACAGCATTCGAACCGAAGCAAAAGAACAGATTTATTCTTTATGTGGATGGGATTCCATCATACCAAATTAAAGGTATGGGAGCTGTTTCATTAACTCAAGGTACAGTTCAGTTGAACCACATTAACGTTGCAAGATACGTTAAAGGTAAAACACTTTGGAACACAATTCAAATGACGTTATTTGATCCAATTACACCATCAGGTGCTCAAGCATGTATGGAATGGGTTAGATTACACCATGAATCAGTAACTGGTAGAGACGGATATAGTGATTTCTATAAAAAGGATTTAACTATGAACGTATTAGGACCTGTAGGTGATATCGTATCTGAATGGATCATCAAAGGTGCTATGATTACAGATGCTAATTTCGGTGATTATAGTTGGGATGATGAAAGTGCTGCTGTTGAATTACAAATAACAGTACAACCTGATTATTGTATTTTAAATTTCTAAGAAACAATTACATAAATTATCAAAAATTGCTTGGCTCACGCCAAGCTTTTTTGTATATTACATATGTATACTAGAACAATAAAGTTATAATTAAATAAAATTTATATGAGTGAATTTAAATTCCCAACCGAAGAAATAGAATTACCGTCAAAAGGTTTAATCTATTCTAAAGACAATCCCTTATCAAGTGGTAAAGTAGAAATCAAATACATGACAGCAAAGGAAGAAGATATCCTTTCTAATCAATCCTTTATCCAAAAAGGAAATGTATTAGAAAAATTATTAAAGTCTGTAATTATAAATAAAGATATTAATATCGATGACTTAATTGTTGGTGATAAAAACGCACTGTTAATTGCTACTCGTATTTTAGGATATGGTAAAGATTATGAAATCTCAGTAAAAGGGACAAGCTATGTTTTAGATATGTCAACTTTAGAAAACAAAGAATTTGATGAAAAGCAATTTGAAGCAGGTAAAAACGAATTTACTTTTACAACCCCAGCTACTGGAACTGTTTTAACATACCAACTATCTACAGGTAAAGTAGAAAAACAAATAGATCGAGAATTAGCAGGTCTTAAAAAACTCAATAAAGAAGATTCATCAAGCCTTACTACAAGATTAAAACATTTAATCACATCAGTAGATGGCAGTGAAGAAAAGAAAGATATTAGAGGATTTGTAGATAATATGTTTTTAGCTAGAGATTCTAGAGCATTTAGAGACAATATTGCTAAAACACAACCAGATGTAAATCTATCCTATATTTTGGATAATGGAGAGGAGGTGACCATTCCAATTGGTCTAAACTTTTTTTGGCCTGACTACGACTAACGCCCCCGAGATACGTTTACATCTTTTTAAAATGATTCACCAATTAATCTTTCATGGTAAAGGTGGGTATGACTATAACACGGTATATAACATGCCTATATGGTTAAGAAAATTTACCTACTCAGAAATAAAAGATTTTTATGCTGAAGAAAAAAAGTCGGTTGAAAATGCCGGAAAGAGTGGAGCATCAAACAAGAATCTAGTTAACTCTGACGGTAAAGTTAACACCCCAGCATTTGCCGAAGCAAGTAAAGCATATAAGGGTAAAACAAGTTATAATTAGTAATATTTATAATAAAACATTTCTATGGCTGGTGAACAAATAAATAATGCTAAAACTATGAAGCAGCTAGTAGCGGATCAAAACCGTTTATTAGCAGAGGGAAATAAGATAGCTAAAGATAGACTAGCCACAGATCAGGCTATCACCAGTGAACAACAAGATGTTTCAAATGTCTTAAAAGACCAACTAACCCAATTAAAATTTCAAAAAGCAGAAAAATCTGCTATACTTAGAGCAACAAATTCTATATCTAAAATATCAGAAAATCTTTCAGCTTTAGGAAAAGAAGATTTAACTAATGCTAGATCACTTAAAAAATTAGACGACAATAGATTAGCAGTAACTAAGAATATAAATTCACTAAGGCAAGTCCAATCAAAATTAATAAAGGACTCAGCAGATTTAGATGCAACTAGAGCAGAATTAAATTTAAATTTAGCAAGTAGTATAGAGGACCAAATTAATAGTGCTATTGCACTTAAAGTTGAATTAGGGTTAGTAGACGATACAGTACAAAATATAGCAAATGCTAAAGGTGTATCTCTGTTTGGGGGTATAGAAAAAGTGTTGGATAAAATCCCATTACTTTCAGGTCTTGCTCCAATGTTTGGGGCTGCTGCTAAAGAAGCTGAAGGTATAGCAGCTGATATGGAGAAGAGGAAGTTTGGTGCTGACAAATATGCTAAACTTAGGGAAGAAGGAATGGGTATGGAGGATGCCCTTAAAGAATCTGGAGCTTCTGTTGAAGACATCCAAAAGAACATGGAAGGTGGTTTCTCTAAAGGTGCAATAGATAGTGCATCTATGGCTGCAGGTGCTAAAGGGATGTTTAAGAGTTTTATGAAGTCTTTAGGTCCTGTAGCTATGATTGTAAAGCTAGTTTCGGCTATGATAGAAGGTGATAAAGCTGCTTCCGAGATGGCTAAAGGCCTTAATATGTCTTATGATAGTGCCTTAGCAATGAGGGGCCAATTAAGGGAGGCTGCAGTAGATAGTGGTAATGTGTTTGTTAGTACCAAAGGAATGTCAGAATCCATGATGGAAATGAACAAAGCCTTAGGTACTAGTGTAACTCCTAGTAAGGAAATGCTTACTCAGTTTACTGAAATGAGAGAGATGGCAGGGTTTACTAATGAAGAATTATTAGGTATAAAAGCAATATCAGATTCTACCGGTAAATCACTTAATGAGGTCACAGGTGAATATATGGCCCAGGCTAAAATTTCATCAACGGCTTTAGGAGTAAGATTAAATGAAAAAGATTTATTAAAAGATATAGGCAAAGTATCAGCAGCAACAACATTATCTTTGGGTAAAAACCCTGGATTAATAGCTGATGCGGTAGCAACTGCAAAATCTTTAGGTATGGAAATGTCTAAAGTAGATGATATAGCAGGTAGTTTACTTGATTTTGAACAATCTATCGAAAACGAGTTACAAGCCGAAGTATTGTTAGGTAAGGATATTAACTTAGAAAAAGCAAGACAGGCAGCTTTAAATAATGATTTAGCAACAGTAGCAAAAGAAATATCAGAACAAGCAGGTTCAGCCGCTGAATTTACGGCTATGAATAGAATACAGCAAGAAGCATTAGCCAAAGCTGTAGGTATGGGTAGAGAAGATTTAGCAAAAACCTTATTTGTACAAGAACAATTAGCTGGAGCTACAGGAGAACAAGCAGCTGAAACTGAAGCCTTATTAAATAAAAGAATAGAAGCAGTTGGTTTAGAACAGGCACAAAAAGAACTAGCAGAAGAAGGAATTGAAGGTCTAAGACAACAAGTGGGGCAAGCAGATAAAATGGCGGCTTCAACTGAAAGGATAAATGAAATTTTTGGAATGATAGGTGAATCTATGATGCCGGTGTTTGAAATGTTAGGGGGTATTCTAGAAGTAGTTGGTTTTATTATTAAACCCTTTATGCTTCTTATGGAACTTACTGGAAAGATTGGTGAAGGAATATCAAATCTTACAGGACCCCTTGGTACCGTTGGTAAAATAATGAAGGGTATAGTAGGTATAGCTATTGTATTAGCAGCTTACATGGCATTCCAATCAGCGGCTGCAATACCAGTTGCAGGTTGGGTATTAGGTCCAATAGCAGCAGCTGCAACACTAGCAGCAGGTTTTGGTGCTTTAAGTAAAGTAGGAGATGTTAACTCACCAGCAGATGGTAAAACACAAGTATCTACAAAAGAAGGAGGGTTATTTGAGCTATCTAAAAATGATGATTTTGTTGCATTCCCTGGAGCTTCTAACATGGCGAATAATAGTGGGGGGTCAACAACAGTAGTAGAAAGTAAAACAGACATGAATGCTACTAATTCGCTATTAGCACAACTTATTAAAAAAACACCAGATATGGCTCCAATGGGGTTATACGAAATACAATAGTCTAATATTTATAATAAAACAACAATTATGAGTTTATTAAACAAATTAATATCAGGTCAAGCTAGTGCCACAAGTTTAAGTGGTCAAACACCTAAAACACCAAATTTCCAACAGTCTACTCTACATTATGATTATTCAACCATTGGAAAACCAAACGCTTCTCAAGTAGAGCCTAATAATGGTGTTCTACCTTCCCCTTCTTTACTTGATCGTGGAAGTTCTCTATCAACTAGACAAAATTATTTAGAACGTTTACCCCGATAAATAGATGGGTTTAGTTAATATGACAACCAACCTTAAATCTTTAAGGTATGGTAAGGACACAGTAGGAGGTGGAAATAGTAACCAACCTTATGTAACTAGTAAAATCCCCGATAGTTTTTCTGATTTAGGAAAAACAGGAGGACCCGATTTTCTAGTAC